ATAGATTACCGCCGCCAGACAGACCTGATCCAGCAGTTACTGTGCGTGTGTTCGGTACACGTGTACCAATACCTGTCCACAGATCAATAATCTCTTGCTCAAGGCCAGTGATTGTTGACATGGGCTGTGCGCCAGTATGGTTTGCTCTAGCATACACGTCCAGACCAAGCCCATTAGTATCATAAACGGCTTGCAACATGTCACCACCACCGGGGATGGCGATCCAATGATAGTCGTAATCTGTGCCGGAAGCCTTCGCCAATACCTGTCCAGTCGTGCCACCGGCAAAATTGGAGTACATAAAAGTCAGATTATTGGCAGCTTGTACTGCTATGTCACGCGCGTCTTCGGCATCAGACTGTGCAATTTCAGCAGCAAACTGTGCACCAAGAGCTTGTGAAGCAGCGCCAGAAGCTGTATTAGCGTTAGCCTGTGCAGACTGTAGATCAGATTGTAGATCAATGAGCGTTAAGATGTTTCCATCAAAAACGTCATCGTCATATGATGTCGTGCTTGTAAAATCCCGCAGTGCGATACCGTACCGATGATTGTCGTACATGTAGTCATTCGTACGATAACTGAACGATGCCTGCCACGGACCCGTTGACTGGACAAAGTTGCTGACGACTTTCCAATACGTAGGATTGGCAACACGATCATCAGCAAACGTGCCAGAAGATGCAGACACGTGTGACACGAGACACAACCAGATCGACCCGTCAGTGCCATCAATCACACGGTCGTTTGGTTCATATGGTGTGCTGTTCGTCCACGCGCCTCCGACACCAAACCCAGAGAACGAGAACATCACAGCGTCGATAACATCAAAGTTACGCTCTACTTCACGTCCCCAACCGGGTCCATCAAAGATAGGAATGCGTAGATTGTATTTCGGCGTTACACGCTTGATAATACCATTGCTCATCGGATATTCCCCGTCATATAGTACATCGTATGAGATATGATACGAACACGTTTGGACGTGACACCTTCATACCTCCAACGAATGAGTTTAGCTCGGATAGACATGGGCCACAATTTTTGCTCACGTGTACGTCTACCGCCACCCCATCCACCGGGATGTTGTATGCCGAAGCCGCCACTATCACCAGCTTGCATACTCAATGAACGATACGGTCGAAGCTCGTTCGTCTCCGGGTCTCGTCGTATCTTATTCACGAATGCAGAAACAGTGAAGTGATCGTATCCTTCACTATCGAGGCTGATGTATCTATTAACCTTGAACTTCCCACGATCCTGCATATCAGACCACGGAGTTTCTAGTTCCCACTTGATTGGTGTGCCCTCGTATTTGACCCACAAGCCTTCAATAGCGTTTCGCTCGTCTTCGAATGTTCCTGTCGCTGCGGAAATATGATCCTGTGTACACATGTACACCGTATTACCATCCTTCACACGCGAGCCAGACACATACTCCCAATTGTTGAACCATACGGGCCAATCATAATCGTTAACGAAATCAGCATACAGCGGTCCATCATTGTCGCCCATACGGTAAACCTTGAGACCTTTCGCCATAAACACCTTACCACGCTGTGATACACATGCGCAGTCGAAGTTCCAGCCACGATACAACGTCCATCTACGTGTGCGGAACTCTTTGTTGTACTCGAATACGTATACGAACGTCTCATCATTAATCGGTGTAACTGTGACGTTCTGACCACCACCATTTGTGTCGTTCGCACTACCGGGCGCTGCACCAAGATCAACTATCACGTTGTCGCTGTCTACAATTGATACAATACGCTTACGTCCATTGATCTGTGCAGCGAGCAGGTTTCCAATATCTACTGCACCAGCGATAGTCACATGGGTTTGTTCGTACAGTTTATGACTACGAATGCGCATTAGTGCCCAGCCTTTGGCACGTGTCTCATCGTTGAATATAAACGGATTACTGTCAGCAGTAACAGTAACCTCATCATATACAGGAAGGAATAGCATGTATGTACGATCGTTCGTATTGAATACAGCAAACGACTTCGACCGTAGTGTATCCTCGGACAAGTTACCAAGATGACGTTGGATGGCAGGTGCAATCAGTTCCGACACACGTACAGGTACAAAGATACCAGATTGCTGCGAGATAGAGAGGGACGGCACACCAGCGTAATCACACATGAATACGTCATTGCCTAGAGAAACCATTGTACGATGAGATACCGTGCCATTCTCTGCAATCGTGTCCGTGAAATCAGGCGTGTGTAATCCATTATTGTCGTACACACCAAGTGTCCCAATCAGACCCTTATCATAGAATGCAGCGTACAACTTGTCACGAATAGGCGCTGCACCAAGCAATGTACTCTCAACCGTGGACGTAATCATAGACAGATCAACTTCCGCAGCATCAGCAGGGTTTGAGTCACGTGAGAATGTGCCATCGGTGCCACGAGCACTAAACTCGATGAACGGATCACCGTATTCTGTACGGATGAACGTTACGTACCCCTGCAAACAAACAACGTAGTCTGCACGTGGTACAAAAGCATTTGAACTGGAAGCCTTGTCCACAAGATACTCGACGGTAAAATCGTTCTTGATCTGGATCGGCTTGTCCTTATCGTATCCATTACATGCGATGACAGTAGATTTAAACGCATCAGCCGACCAATGACTGCATTGACGTGTGGGAACAAGGTTCGGAGCAAGTTGTTCTGCCTGTTCGATGCTCCATATACGCGCACGTGCACCGTTATCATCTACGGTTCCAACTTCACCCGCATCTGTAAAAACAATCAGACGCCTGTTGAAGTATCTGTTGTGTATGATATTCCCTGCAAGTGTATGATCGTCATGCAGAGCTGTGACAGTAAACGTATCCGTTGCGTTAGATGACGCTGACTTGCTGATGTAGAAGAAGAACGTGTCAACATCTACAACGTTGATGCCGAACGTTCCTTCGAAGTCTTCCGGCTCAAGCCCACCAATAGGACCAATGCCGTCTATGCGCACATGATGTCCTGACGAGAAACCATGAGCAGGCCACGTGACTACGACCTTTGGACTGAACTCGTATACTTCTACGTCAATCTCTTGATCGACGTACTCATGTTCCTGTCCATCACGGAAATCAGCGTACAGCATCGTGCCCATGCGTGGCGAGAACGAACCGTCTACACCACGCACAACATTTGTACTCACAGGCTGATACCGAGAACTCAAATTCAGATCGCTGTCGGATACGTTCCAACCGCCACCATAATCTCGGATCGTCGTATCACGCAAACGTGCCATTATTCCCACCTTGTCGCAGGACCATCACGCTCAAGTGGCCTCTTGGATAGTGGTATCTGCCACTGCTGTTTCCGTAGCTGTGCTTGCCTATTCGCGAACTTCTGTTTGTATTCATGTGTGGCTTCTGGATTGCTGCCATCATTCACAAGAAACTCATATACAACGGCGTACAGAAGTACATCGTCGTCCATGTTTATCTGTTGTGTTTCGTACTTCATATCTTCCCACATAGCATCAGACATGCGAGTACGATACCAGATATGCAGTGGTCCTTCTGTGTCTGCCGGGATTACTTTGAAAACAGTTTTGGGATCACCAGACGGCATCATACTACGTGTGCGAATGCGTCCGATAGCGGCACCCGGAGCTACACGTGGTAGGGGTCTCTCATCCTCATCCCAATATACGGCATTGATGTCCGCATATCGTAAAATCATGCCCTCGACATCTGTAACAATCTCACCAGTCGTACCATTGAGATTGGTTGTCATGTAGAGCGTGTATTCTGGGTACCAGAAATCATCGAACAGAGAATTGTATGCACCACGCAGCATTTCCAAGAGTGGTTCTTCTGCGTGTATTTGCACGTCAAGACCAGCGACAAGAAACAGCCGCTTCTCGATCCGTTCAATGAGTGACTTAATTGTCGCCATGTGTCTCACCTACAAAAAGGTGCAGGGATCGTGTGACCCCTGCACCAACATTCTGCGCAAGTCTTGATAAAACTATGCGAAGAAGTGAGAATTGCCGTGCAGGTTGTCGCTGTCGTGCATGAAGCCAAGGACGTATGTACGCGCGCCATCTGGCAGAACCGTATTGTGCGGTGTATACGTGCCACGAGGGTCGCCAGACGTGCCAGTCTGTGTAATGTTTGCACCAGCAACAAACGTACCGGCAGTGGGCATCACACCATCGACTTCCTCCGATATGATCTTGATTGACCGATACGGAAGACCAAGGACATCACCGAAACCGATGTTGATTGCACCAGCAGCATCACCAGTGCCAACTTCGACACTCGTGACATATCGGAATGCCTTCTTGCCAGCAATCGCAGCCGTACCAGTAGTCGCTGTAGTGAACGTTTCGGACACAGGCTGTCCAAGATAGTCCTGTCCACGAACGGTAACAGGAAGTGCAGCACCGACAGCCTCAGTTGGAGTGAGCACAACATTACGACCGAACTTGGCACCTGTGTCGATAAAAACTTCCTCGACACCCTTACCACCAGTCACCTGTCCAGCGGTAGCATTTGCCGCAACAGGAGCGGGGATGGTGATCGTACCAAAACCACCGTACCGAACATCAGCAGCGTACTGCATATTCGGTACGTGATCGTTGATACGACGCGGGAAGAAATCACCCTTCGCCGTCATTTCACTTCTCCTTACGCCGCGACGTGGTTCGGGATTTCACCGAGCACGTCATCATCGTCGGACTGCGCATCGACAAGTGGAATGGTCCTGTCGAAGTTCAGTCGTTTCAGTTCATCCATGTTGCGCACACGAATGCTGTGGCCCTTCGTAGGGAACGACACGATGTAACCAGCAGGCTGCTTGGTCTTCTTCGTGTACTTCTTTCCCTTCGCATCGAACAGGATCATCTCCCGTTCGACTTCGCCTTCCAGTTCCTTCACCACGAACGCCGGAACGATGCGCGGTGTGCTTGGAGCCGCAATACGAGTAGACATACGCGCCTCCTTACGAAATCAGAACGGCGTGGGTACGATACGCCTTCCAAAGACAGAACTGACCCTGCCACACAACACGGCGACCAACGGCATCCGTATCCCACGGCGCAGACAGGTTCTTCGTCTTCATGTTCACGCCTTTGAGCATGTGGAGACGTAGATACTTGCTGTTGATGAAGTACGCCTTGTTAACGGCGCAGTCTTCATCATACACGATCGGTATTCTGTCATGAGCGATACCGCCGAAGCCGAGATCGACCATGCCCTTGCCGCCTTTAAGCTCACCAAGATTGATGACGAGCTTGTCACGCACTGCCGCACGGTACGTACGATAGATGTCACGGCCAGCGAGGATCAGATCAGGCTTATCCCCTTTGAGCGTAAGGTCCATCAGAATATCATCGAACGCTTCTTCAATGTTCGCAGACGTGATGCCGCCCGAACCGAAGTCATACGAAGACGTACGCCACTGAACTTCGGTAGCACGATTAATGCCACCGAGCGAACCGATAGTCGGATCGTCAGGAATAAGTGCTTCGAGACCGTACGGGTCTTTACCAGCACCAGCACCATACAAGTACGACGAGAATTTCTCCTTGATGCTCTCTTCCAAGACTTCCATCTTGGCCTTGAGCAGCTTGAAAATCATCGCATCGCCCTTGTTTTCATCCTGTTCCTGATCGGAAATGATGACAGTACCGCCGACACGCGACCACCGATATTCGACAGTCGTGAACTCGTCGGTCTGAGCGACGGGAAGCTGATCGTAGTACGAGTACGAAGTAACGTTCGGATTGCGGCCGACCGTCAGAGGATTGGTGATGTTGTAACCACCATCCTCAACCTCGACACGCTTCGTAGCAAAGGCCCATGCCATGAAGGCGTTCGACTTGAGCGAAGCCATGATGAGCTTTTTGCGCGAGCGTTCGAGAACAGAGTTGAGCACAGTATCGAGTGCCATTGTCTTCTGCTCCTAGAGACAACACATTATGCGTTGCCCATTGTTGATTGAACACCACGGATGATTGATCCCCAATCGTCTTCTGCATTCGCAAGAGGAACCGAGGGAACTGCTCCGCCAGAGCGGGTTGTAGCTGCACCATTAGGCATGGGTTTCTGCTGCTGACGCTGTTGCGCCTGACGCGGATTTGCCTGCTGCATCTTTGCAACCAACTGTGGTTTCAGTGGCTGCGACGGATTAAGGCCATTCTGCAACGCGAACTGAATGACACGATTGTACGCAGTCTGTGGGTTCACACCTTCTTGCTGCATTACACGCACGATCTCATTTGCATGTACTTCGGCGTATTCGTTATCTGCAACAAATCGTTCATACTGCGCACGACCACGCTGTTCAGCTTCGGTCTGCATCTGTCTAGCTTGTTCCTGTCGCGTCACAGGAGCAAGCCGTTCGTCCATCATCTGCTTGATGGCGCGTAGTTCGATGCTGTCACCAACTTCCGCACCAAGCAGATCAGTGACATTATAACCTTGCGCTGCGATGATTGCAAGGACTTCCTTGGCAGCACCTACGGCATCACCACGTTTAATACGCGAGGCAATGTCGATAGCTTGTGCCATATCATTATTGTCGAGACCGGCTGTCTGGATCGAAGTAGCAAGTGCTTTCACTTCACCAACAGCACGCGCAACCTCATTTAACTGTGTAGTACGTTCATCAAGTATTGATTTCAGACGACGATTGGACTGATACATGCGAGCAGCAAAACCGCCCTTCGCAATCAGCTTCCCTTGTCCATCAACGATGTTTCCCTGTGTATCGGCGAACACTCCATCACCAAGAGGGCGCAACTGGTCTTTCGTTGGAGCCTTTGCGCTTTTGTCAGGCTGTTGACCTTTTGCAACCTTATCCGTTTGCTTCTGCTGTTGATCGTTGGGATCGACGTTTTCAGGCTGTGCAGATGCATCAACATTCTGCTCGTCAACAGTAGTATCAGGCTGTCGTCCTGTGTCTCCTGTGCCGTCATCACTCGTATCCTCGACGTTATCTGCACCAGTAGTATCAGACACATCGTCTTTGATGTCGGACAGATCGTCTATGTACTTGTCCAGATCGTTGTTTTCCGGTCCCATGTTCGTCTCCTATGTGGGTTATTGTGGACGCTGTGGTTGCTGTTGCTGTTGTGCTGCTTGCGTCAACTGCTGCACAACCTGCTTCAACGGTACGCCTTGTGCAATACCGCGTGCAAGGAATTGTTTCGCTTGTGGCGGTAAACTGTCAATCACCTGCGAAACCTGCTCCATGATTGCATTTACATCACCGCCTTGTGGTTGCTGTTCCTGTCCCTGTTCTTGTGGCTGTCCTTGACCTTGTGCGCCCTGCTGTGCACTACCACGTTGTAGCTGCTGCATGGTAGATTGCACAATCATCTGCCATTCTTCTGGCGTGATTACAACATCATCACCGAATGCACGTTCGAGCATCTTGAGCAGTACGACAATGATACCGGGAGAGGCGTTTGCAAACTGACCAAGTACTTGGCCCATATGCATCGCCTGCTCTTTCTTTACCTTTGCGGTCGGTTTGAGTGTAGAACCACCTACAATACGAAGTGCATACTGTGTGTTGAAGTCTTGCACAGACATGCCCTCGATCCAATCACCATGCTGTTGTACATATGTTTCACCAAGTAGCATTGTAACTTCGTCACGTGACATAAACTGCACACACATTTCTAGTAGTGCGTGTCCGATGTCAGCAAGCAGTTCCTCGATTGCGTCAATCTTTTCATCGAGACGCATTTGTGTGCTGCTCTCATAACTCTCAATTGCACGGTTCGTAGTATTTGTCTTGAACTGTACACTTTGCAGCGTGGGAGTAACAGACGATAGTCGGTTGATACTTTCGACAAGGGGACGTGTATCGAACAACTGCTCGAACTGTGTAGACGGTGCGGGGAACGTACCGATCATGTCAGACAGGCGCTTGTCCTCTGGTATGTCCAGCGGATGCACAAGCTTGTCACTGTCAGGACGCAGGAACTTCTCAATCTGCGTTGCATCCTTCACAATGTTACTGTTGACGAATACCTTCGACATAATCCAATGACGCATACGTGCACGTTCATTGTTGATCTGGTCGATCTCGTCCTGCTGATCGAGATAGTACATCACTTCCGATTTGGCGAACATCTGTTCGGGATCGGTCAGGTAAGACAACTCGAAGATTGGATAGAACCGTGATAGGTTGTAGGGATCATCCCACACCCAAATCGGCCAGCACCAGTCGTGGTCATTGAACATGAGTACACGACGAGTGGTCTTATCCCACACATACCACACAAGCGTACGGCAATTCTCGTCAAATTCTTCCTTCGACTTGAAACCGTAGTCGTTATGTTCCTTGCCTTCATCAAGCAACGTGAAGTTGTTGATGTCGTCGTCATGACCTTGGCTGTCTGGTGTACCACTCAACACGTGTGTAGGTTTGTAGATGCTCATCCACTCACCAGTCTCCTCATCCTTCTTGCCATACATTGCACGAAGGAAGTCAGTGCGTACATAATCACCGATGATTATATAATCACCCGAGCAAATGTCATCACCTTCTCGATTAGGATCGACATAAACCATCTGTGGCAGACGGAAGCGTATACGAGGTCCAGATGAAGAGAGGAATGCAACACGGTGTTCGAGTGCTTGTAGTTGTCCCTCAATCTCACGCAGTTCTTCTGTAGACTTTGCATCCTGTAGCTTCTTGGATAGGCCCTCAATCTCGGTGATCGCTTCTTCACTGCTGTCTTCTTTTTTGACATATGACAGTTCCAGATACGCAACGTTTGTGAGTGTAGTGGTAACGACAAGCCGCTTCATCGGGCGCTTGATGTTCAGGCCCGGTGCTTGTTTGCGTGAGAACAGTACGTCAACTAGACGCTCGAACAGTTTTGCACGTTCTTCATTTTCCTGCCCATTCTCGACAGTCACTTCCACATCAGGGTTCTTCGCATACGTAGCGGGGACAAGTGCAGACGTGTTTGCGAACACGAGGTTCTCGCTCGTTACCTTCGGCTCATGAGCACGTCCGGTTCCAAGTTCGCCGAGACGATGCCGCTTACCCTCACGACCGCCTTGGTCATTCTGGTAATATCCGATAGCCTCATCCCAACGATCCTTGTAACCGTTGTGTTCGTATATCTTCTTGCATTCGCTCCAACGAGACTTCCACAACTTACCTGTAGATTTGGATACGGGAATGCGCGTGTTTTCATACACACGATAGATCGGATCGTACTCTGGTGCATCCGCTTCTTCCTGCGTGATCGCTCCATCTACAACGTCAATCTGTTTCTCAACATCGTCAACCATAATGACGTCCCTTTACTGTGTCTGGCTGTTCACGCCACGAATGTAAATGTGCCTGTGATGGGGGTTTGGCAATACGCACTGCTAGGTCTGGTTCCTTCGACAGCATGTACTTGATTGTGTTCATCGCATGATCGTTCTTATCTACTGGCTGGTCAATGCGTTTACCACTGTTGTCCACCTTCCAGTAGTACGATGTAAACTCATTAATCACGTCAACGAGTTCTGTTGCGATGTACAAATGTGGTGCACCTAAGTCTTGTCGTATCGGATGCCTATGAAAATCAGACACAGTGAGATACATGTTGACCTTAGTGATACCGCGAAGGATTTCGTTGTCGGCAGCTCGCATACGCACACCGTATGAGCCTTCCCTAAACAACTGTGCAATCGTTTTCACGCCTGTGCTACGTGTTACCTGTGTCTTCTTAAACACAGCAGGATCAGCAAGAATTGTTTCGTCTTCTGCACCGATCTCATTACGTGCTTCCCATATGAACCGTTTCTGTTCTTCGATGTCCATATCCTGTGTTGGCTTGTAGAAACCATTCACGATGAACACGTTCTTGTATCGGTCAGTGAA